GACGGTGGTCCATGGCAGAAGATCAAGAACCCGAACACCGGCAAAGAGATCATCATTAAAGATGTGATCGCCGATGCGTTCCTGCAGCAGATCCTGCTGCGTCCTGCTGAATATGACGTTATCGCCTGTATGAACCTGAACGGTGACTACATCTCCGACGCCCTGGCGGCGCAGGTTGGCGGTATTGGTATTGCCCCTGGTGCGAACATCGGTGACGAGTGCGCACTGTTCGAAGCGACCCACGGTACGGCACCAAAATATGCCGGCCAGGATAAAGTGAACCCAGGTTCTATCATCCTGTCTGCTGAAATGATGCTCCGTCACATGGAATGGTTCGAAGCCGCAGACCTGATTGTTAAAGGTATGGAAGGCGCGATTAACGCCAAAACCGTAACTTATGATTTTGAACGTCTGATGGAAGGCGCTAAATTGCTGAAATGCTCAGAATTTGGCGACGCAATCATAGCTAACATGTAACAGCCCTCACGCAACAAAAAGCCAACATTATCGTTAATTTTATGTTGGCTTTTCTTTTCTCCAGCCCTTTCCCCAAAACTTCCCCAAAACTCTTCCCCAAAACTGGCAATAAAATATGCTGTTCAAACGGCTACGACCGTCCAGCCTTTTCCCCGGTCATCATGGTATTTTGCTGTCTGTTGAGGTGATTTGTGGCCGAGTAATTTTTGAGTATCGATACCCTGAGCCTCATACAACCTTTCAGACAGCGAACGTTGTTCGTGAAATGTCGGAGCCTTTCCCTCAGGCCATGAAAGCCCGGAGCGGTTTCTGGCCTTTTTGAAAGTGGTGGTTATAGAACAGGCTGAAACTTTATCGCCCCTCGTAGCCTGGGATGTGCTGTGCCGGAAATGTACAAGGTATTTACTGACCACAGCATCACGGCATTTAGCAACCACCTCACGCAGGGAAATATCCAGCGCCTCACAACGCAGTGATAGCGGCAACGCAACTTTTGCGCCAGTCTTTTCATGCTCGACGTGAAGCATGTCGTCCCAGATGTCGGAGAACTTCATGCGGGAAATATCCCCGATACGCTGCCCGGTGACAACGGCCAATAGCATTGCGCATTGAAGGTAGGGCGGATGATGTTCAGCCGCGGCGTAAATTGCTTTCCACTCCTCAAGGGAAAGGCGTTCACGTATTACCTTGTTGCGCGGCTGACGTGTGGCTTGCGCAGGGTTGTAGCCAGGGGGAACATGCCCGGCGTGCTGGGCTTCCTTGAACACGTCGATCAGTGTTGTCCGCACAACCTGCGCCATACGGTTGTACCCCTGGGCTTTTACTGCATCCACGACCTCCGCGATTTCCAGCTTAGTAATGTCCTTCAGGTACATCATCCCGGCGTGCTGGCGCAGCAGTTCAACAGGTTTTTTCTTTTGTTTAACTGAGTTCAATTTTATATCTCCTGTTTCAAGCCGTTCCTGTTGAATGGCAAGGTAGCGATCAAGCCAGGTTGTAACTGTGATAAATTCTCTCGACTCCCGCATACGGGCAATCTTTTCATTAACGCTCAGGATCTGCCGGGTGCGCTGTTCGGCGATGATGTCATTGGCTTCACTGGCAATCTGTTTGGCTTCCTCGGCATCTGTGCCGAGGCTGTGAAACTTACCCGTTATTGGGTGTTTGTATTGCCAGTACACTCGCCCCGTACGCTTATCCAGCTTCGAGTAAAGATTAGGGATAGTTATTTTATGGGTTCGTGGTCTGGCAGCCATCTTCAATAATCCTTCTCAACTTCGGGTTGGCGGTTTTCGAAATTTTGGGCTCAGCTAAAATGCCAATAAACCGGGACTCCCGATCAATCATCCACTCTCTGCCAACTTTTCTGGCTGGTGGTGCCATCATGTGGCCCTTGGCATATTTTTTTAATGTGCGAAGGCTGGGGGCTAAGCTTCCAAACTCCTCTTTAGCCCATTCCTCTAAGCTCACCATTCTGGCCATATTCATACCTCATACAGCCGATCAACAATTTAGCGCTGACCGGATATCAAAACTGATTATCAAAAATCACTACAGGTTGGTTTTCAGCATGGCGTCGCGACAGGCGTTCCATATCTCCTGTGCATCGCCATCGTGGAAAAGAGCGTCAGAATGTGACGCCATCAGTTCGCGAATTTCTGCCGGGCATTCGTCCGGCACTACCGGCGCTGGCGGGGCGGTGAATAGCGGGGCGATATTTCTTTCCAGGTCGGTAATTACGCTCCATACCGGAATAGATTCAACACCCTGCTTAGCCATATCGCGGTAACTGTCTGCATAGGCCAGCACCGGATTTCGCCCCGACGCCTCCGCTCCGAGCGATGCCAGCGCGATACGCGCCAGCTCCAGCTCAATTGACCATGTGCGTTCTTTGAGAGGCTCTAACTCCCCAGACAACATCATTTCTGCAAACTCAAAACGCGCATGTGCAGAAGCGATAAGCTGTTCTTTGGTGAAGGTAATCATGATGCCTCTCCTTTACCGGCTGCGGCGTTTTCTGCGTCATACAGCCATGCATCTACCGGATTAAGCGAGTTTTCAATTGGCGTGCCACCTGATTGGTGCATCAGAGCTTTTGCGCGTTGAAATAGTTCCTCCCGCTCCTCCAGCTCAGCTATGCGCGCACGGAATTGAATAACGTCCTCTGTTTGGTTGCGCCAAAGTCCGCACGCTAGTTCAATTTCATCTATCGCGTCAGCAAAGCTAAACCAGTTGCTCCATTCAGGAGCCTGTCCCATAACGGCCTTATATGCGTCGTTCAAAGCGGACTCAGCATTATCACGTTCGTCAATAAGCTGTGTTTCGCTACGCTCCAGCTCAGCAATCCGCTTCTCTGCGACTTCCAGCGCTGCTATCAACTCGTCGGTATAGCTCTCTACTGCTGACGCCATAATCCGAAGCTCACTGGTATGCACTTCCATAGTAAGGCGAGAAAGACGGTGCTGGTTGGCGTGTTTCGGCACGCCTAGTAATGCGCGTATGTTGATGTTGCTCATTGGGCTGCCTCCTCAAACAAAACTTCACCATCAACCCCGCCGACCTTATAAAGCACTGAGCCATCTTCACGGTATTCCATTGGCGCGGCGCTCCATTCCTCTCCGTCCAGTTCATCATCATCCCCGATCAGAACAAAACCGCTGGCAACAACACGGGCTGGGTACATTTCGCCCTCAGTCCACCAGCCTTCAGTGTCTTTGGTGCATTTGAGAAGTAACAGATTTCTCATGCTGAAATTCTCCGTTCGAAATATACGTACTGGTTAACAACGCCGATCGGCATTGCCATCTTTTCTGCGATATCTCGACGGCTTACACCTTCACAGTGCAGCTGACGCGCAAGCTCGATATCGGCCTGGCGATATTTAGCTGACTGGTGGTAATCGCCACGTAAGTACATTTTGATACGCAATTCACGTGCTTTTGTTCTTACCGCCGCGCCTGTTCTGCCAATCAGACGCCCGATGTTTTCTACGGTCATGGTTCCGGCACACTGGCGGATGATTATGATTTCTGCTCGAACCCACCGATTCATAAAGCACCGCCCTTGACGTTATTTACGCCTATTTTTGTTATTAGCTCGATTGATACAGCGTTCCCTTTTGTTACTTTAAAAAGAAGTGACTGACAGAAAGGGCAATTTGAAAACGTATCCCATACCTCACCATCTGGTGCCTGGACTGTATGCAATTTTTCTAAACAAGCAGGGCAGTTATATGCGACGAGCTTCGTACCATTTTCATTTGCCTGGTTTAGCCAACTTCTATAAGCAAATTGGCGTTCTCTATTTACTCTGGTCATTCTGTACGCTCCGCTGAAACACTCAGGCAAGCACGCTTAGCCGCTTCGCACTGAGAAATATCAAACCAACCGAAGTGGCATTCACCTACAGGTATATTTAGTTCGGCGGCCAGCCAGATATAAGCCTCAGTTCGACTCATTCGCCCGCTGCGCCAAAGCGCTTCGAAAGGTTTTTTGCAGTTCTTTCTGGCTTCGCGCGTCGCTCTGTCTGCCAATGTTCCAAGCGGTATATTGGTGAAAGGATGCATACCCACACAGGCACCGCAATTGCCGCATAAATACATGTAAGGCCAGTCGCTATAATCGCGCCCGTAAACCTCCTGGTGCGTTGCTACACGTACTTCTGAATGACAGAAGCGGCACTCAGTTGGCGCGGGGAGGGGATTTTTAACGCGAGCCATTGCCTTTCGACTTGGGTTTGCTGGTGTTTTAACTTCACTCATTTTCTTTTTACTCTCCCCGCAGTTTCTTCAATATGTATTGGCGTGATTCGTTCCACACTTCCGCTTCGTCTTTACGCATTTCCAAAGATGGTGCTGCTTCGGTATGCCAGTATTCACTCCACGGCGGCGCATCGCGCTTGGCCTTCGGCATGTTCAGTAATTCAACGGCTCCGCGTACTGCGGGTAACATAGCGGAGGAGTCAACCCCGTCAGTGAATTCAATGCTGGTGCCGCACTCGATGTTGTCTTCAAGCCACGCCAGCAGAATTTCTAATTTGTGTAGTTTGGTCATTTTCTCTTTGCCTTCCATTTCGTTGTTTTCACTTCCGGGGGCTGCTCAACTATTCCGTGATGCCGCCGGTACCCGTTTCGCATCTGCCAGATTATTTCTTCGGTGTGGTCTTTGAAGTCATCTGGTTCTGTTCTCCGCGGGAACAAAAGGGTGTTGAATTCGTCGCTCATATCTTTGTCTCACGAGCGGCCATTTCTGGCCGCATCAGGGTTAGCGCACCTGCAATGTTGGTGAACCTGTTTCAAGGTGAGCGCCAGGGATCGATTTGAGCAATTCCGGGTCTGGTTCTTCGCCAGCAGCCCGCGCTGCTTCGATTTTGGTTGCCAGTTCCAGCAATGCTTTTTTCAGTTCTTCGTTCTTGGTGGTGGTGACCACTTCCGTATGCGACTCGACAAACTCATCTGGCAGTAAGTCAACGTTATCTATCTTCAGGCTTACTCCGCCTTTGCGAGCAGTGAAGGTATTGAGCGTGGTTTTAAAGGTGGTTCGATTGCTGGCCTGAAGACATTGCAGCAGGTAGCTTTTAAGTACGTGGACTTGACGATCCCAGTGTTTTTTGCGTTCGCTAACACGCGCAGCTTCTTTTTTGCAAGCTTCCGCTTTTGCTTCAAAACCGCGGATAACATTCATGGTTGCGTCAAACTTATCCTCCAGCATCCCCTCAATGCCTTCCAGTGTGTCGGCAATCATTTCGGGAGTGAGATCCCCACCTTCGGCGGCGAGGGATTCAAGTTTGCTGATCTCTAAAGCGAGGTCGATAGTACGATTGCTCATGCTACGTTCTCCTGCAATTTGGTGAGGCATTCTGTTTTAATTTCTTCAAGTCGACGTAAGCGGCCATCAAGATATTTCTCGTATTCTTTATCTGCTTTTGCTCTTGCTGATTTGAGATGTATTCCCATTACTCGGGTAAGGGATGATGCAATTTCAGAAACCTCATTCGGGGTTGGCGCACAACGCATGCTTTCGATATTAACTTTGAATCTTTCATCCAGTTCTTTACGGGCCTGACCAACTTCCTCGGCTTTCTCGCTAGCATTCCGTAAATCAAATATTGCTGCGTTTTCTTCTTTATATTCGCTATCGTCAAATAGACCAGTGTAAACATCAGCACTAAAGCCTAATTTTGATAATGCCTTAGTAGTTGCATCTGTCAGACTCTTTTTAGCAAATTCATCATCACAAGTAGCACCTGACTTTGTTTGATAAATATATTTAGTGTGGCCATATGCAGGAATATTGCCTTTTGCACCATTATGGATGTACCACAGATTAATTCTTATTGTGTGGTTTACAGTAGTTATGATGCTACCGTCCGCATTTCTCATTGGTGACTTGCCTAAAAACTTCCCATTACCATCATATACGGGTTCCATGAATGGAATTCCAGGATCGAAACGTTCCTCGACAATATCTACCCCCCAACCAATACCAAAGGGTCCAAATAATTCAGTGGCACGTTGTTCCTGGTATGTAGGGTTAATACTGGTCGTTACTCTCAGTATCTCTAAATTTCCACTGGCATCTCTTTTATTACCGTAAGTTATTTTTGTTTTAGTTCTGGCTGGGTCAGTTTTATGGACTCGCTTCCAGATACTAAGATTTGTTGCAGCATCTCCAGTTTTTTCATTAAGTTCTTTGGTCAGAACTTCAGCGCGTGAGGTAAAACTTGATGTCGTCTCGTTATCTGCAATTTCCGTATTTTTTACTTCATCTGAGTTGGCAGACCGTTCGGCTGTGGTCGGTGCTTTTGGTTGTTCAGCCATCAGGCTATCCACCGAGAAGATACCATCAGCAATTTTTTTAAATTCAGGCTGTGCCGTAGGTTGCTCCGCAGTGGCTGGCTGTTCTTTATAACTCCCGGTTTTACGTGCCTGATATTCTTCCTGCGAAATTTCAACGCAGCCTTGGGCGATGACTTCTTGCAGTTTAGGCAGTTTGTTGGCACGGCCAATTTTATCGCCTGTAGCCGAACGGTAGTAAAATGGTCCGGTACGCTCTACTGATGCCGCAGTTTCCTGCGGCCCCGTTGCTGAGTCATTGCCATTGCGTTCCGGTTCCACTGCGCCAGCCGTTGACGCTGAAGTGTCCAGTGGGTCAGTTGCGCCCGCTTCGTTCTGTTTGGTCTCATTATCTTGAACCTCGTTGTGTTTCTGTGTGCCGCACGCAATCGCCAGCATTTCTGCGGATGGGTTGGCGTGATCAGTTTCGGTAAAGGTGCGGTTTATATGTGCCTGGATAGATCCGGCAGTCTTGTCGATATCTTCAGGCGCGATTTTCACGCTGTAGATAATCTGGACGGTGGAGTATTCGTAAATTCCGAGCGTGGCGCTCATGGCCGCAAACCATGCAGGGAAGGGCTTCTCTTTCAGCTTGATGATGTCGCGTGCACGATTAACGATGCTTGCCGGAGGGTTGAGGATGTCGAAATCCATCGCCTTAGCAACGAGACCCAGGGCAATATTACGCTTTAAAGACTCTTCATCCTGAAGGTGTACAGGCTTTTCATTTTGCTGGCGGAGTTTTTCAGCAGTGGCTTTCTCGCGAGCGATATCCACCACCGATTTTGAAGAGCCAGTTTGTTTACGTTCCCCATCATGGCGCTTTTTCCAGTTGGCTAACTCTTTCTGGATCTCAGGCCATTTAGCTGTGTGATCGCACTTAGCGGCGAGCCAGCCGATAGCATTTTCAATATGCTCATGGAACATATTGGCGACTTCAGGCATTTTGATGATAGCCGCATACATATGACCTTCGAAACTGTCGTCGTCCTGGGTAATCTCCAGAGCGCTGGGAAGATCGTTTTTAGTTAACTCAGTCGAGCCATATTTGATAAGCGCTGCGATCTGTAATTCTCGTGAAAGTTTGTCGAAATCTACTTTCTCAGCCTGACGTTTTACGGGATGGCCGATATCTTCAGGCCAGTCGTATTCATAAAGGAAGTCTTCATTCCATGTGCCGCGAGAAGGGCGACCAGGAACATCAGGAGTGTCTTCACACACAAGAATTTTAAAGGCTGCATCCTGAGCGTATTCATACTCCTCCAGAAATATAAAATTGGCTTTAGCCTTCGCTCGTTCAATATCCTTGGCATTGAAAGCGGTAGCGACACGCTTAATACCTGCTTTTTCTGACTCTTCATCGGGGAAATATCCTGCGATGAAAATTTTCTGGTCAGTCATTTTTTTCTCCTTCTTTTACGGATTCGAAAGCTTCGGTTAATTTCTTCAAAACGTTGTCAGGTAAAACATGCTCAAGGTTTTTTCGGTCGCAGAGTTTCACCTGACCGATAGCAAAAATGATTAAATCCTCAGTGGATAAGTAACCATTCGCCACCAAATCCATGATCATTTTTCTCATTGCGCTATGGGCAATACTCAACGTGACCACATCACCGTTTGTCAGCGATAGTTTTTTGAATGCGAGTGTAATATCCAATTCATGACTCCTCATTTATCCGATCAAGCACTAATTCAATGCTTATGCGGATAAATGCCCCGAGTTAACGGGGCGATATAATCAATGCATTTGAGATTTTGAACCGGCGGCAAAAGCAGATTTGTATGCCTGATAACTCATTCCAGAGTTTTTTTCGGCTTCTTCTACTTCCACACAGAGTAAAGAAATTGCTTTTACAGCACATGTCGGACAATGAAACGCACCGAGTTCGTAGCCACCATCAAGCACTACAGTTACCGCACCGTTATCAGGGAGGTGAACAAAGCCTGATACTGACGTATTGCATTTAAACGCCGCCAGATCTGAGTTGATTTTTGATAAGGTGATTTCGGTTGTTTTGATATTAAACATAATTGTGCTCCTGATTTTGATTGTGAAATACCCTGCCGGATTAACGGCATATTAAAAATGTGCAACTAACAACTATAAATCGCGGCTGGAATCAGAACCGCATACATCAACTTGCAACATAAAGAAAGAAACTAAACTTATTACTGCTGAAGCTAGAATAAAAAATATGAATCCAGCTATAATTAAAACTGTTTCCATTATTAGTACCCCGCTGGCGTTTCTTCTCCCTGATGAATTATTTTTTCAACTGGGAAGCAAGAGCCTTCAATTTTTTGCTGATCCGCCGCTTTCATACACTCGGTATAAGTCGGGAATACATCAACCACGCTGTCCTGGACTTCTCCGGTCGTAAGATAAGTGGTCAGCACCAGAGCGAAGAGAGGACTTGTCATAGCTCAAAACCGTATTTCACGTTATCTCCGAGGATCCATTCATATGTGAATGACTCGATGGTTGCCTGCTGCGTGTCTGCATCACAAACGGTTTCATCACCCTGAATTTCGTAGACACATTGCAGATCGCTAACTTTCACTTCCTGATATTGCTTAACCATGTTCTTTCTCCTTAATTATTTTCGGGTTAGCCAGATGTGCCGTGGTAATCATGGCAGGTGTCAGGTTAACGTTGTGAGAGAGCTGCGGTTCTCCTCCGACACAACTGGCTAAATTTTAATGAGTAGAAACGCTTGAAAGTTCGGCATTCATTTCATGCGCTTTGTCGTGCGCCAGCTCCACCACTTCGCGGCGCTTTTCGTTACCGTTAGCAGCCCAAATTGCGCGTAAACGATGGCACTCCTCTATATATTCTTCACCGCCGCGCTCGTCTGGGTCAGAAACATAACCCTCGTTATAAAGGCGGTTTGCCGTCAGGCGTAACTGCGTGAATAATGGTTTTCCGAACACTTCTGGCAAATTGTCATACGTTCCTTTCCCCACCAGGGCAAGACGCGCCATTTCTTCTCGCTCGTCATACTCGCAGGCCGCAACGTGCTCATATTCGTCTACCATGCGATCAATGGCTGAATTCATTCCCAGAGCTTCGGCGTGCGCCTTACTTACTTCTAGGTGTAGCGCTGCATTTGCACACCATTCGATTTCGTCCAATCCGTCGCGGTACATTCCTCCACGAATACCTGCCAGCACCCCTTCAATATCCGCGCCCTTCATTGCCCTGATAATCAGGCCTGCTTTGTCCAAAGCCTTGTTTATTCTCAGCGCTTCGGCGTGGTCAAATGCCACCAGCAACTCAATTTCCGCTTTAAGCAGTTTGCACAGCGGAATGTCCCTATCGCTCATTGCGTCGTCATACTGCTCAATCAGGTTTTCAATCTTGGTTACGTTAGTCATTTGTAGTTTCCTTTTTTGCCCTTATCGCCAGGCTAGCGGAACGTGTTATCTGAGAAATCACTGTGTGGTTTCGATGGGATGAGATTAGCCATTGCTAAGAATTAGATCAACACAAAAATAAGTTATAACTCGAAAAAATGACGAAAAAAAACATAACGCATTGAAAAATATTACGTTATTTTTTTTGACTGCGTTTCTTCGCCTTTAAGAGTTCTTCGAGTAGATTTTGGTTGTTTACGACTCTGGCTCGAAGCTCGTTAAGAAATTCTTCTTGCTCTGTGTCAGTTATCGCATTGAACAGGTCAAGCAACTCCTGCTGGCGTTCGTCCAGTTGGACCAGTTGGTCACTTGGTTCCTCGGGTGTTTTGCTCTCATCACCAAAAAGAATCCAAGCAGCAGGGCACCTTAGGACTTTGCATAAGGCGTGAAGATTTTTCCCTGTCGGTTCACTGGTATCCCTTTCCCACTGAGATACCGAAACGTCGGAGATCTTTAGGGCTTTTGCGAGGGATTTTTGTGTTAGACCAAGGCTTTTGCGACGAGAGCGAATGCGCTCTCCAATAGTCATATCTTGTATCGTCATAGTTAGCTAATACTAATATCCCTTGATCAAGTTATGGCTTGTGTATATCTTATTAGCTATGGCTAATTTATAGGGTTGAAGTATGTACACAAGGGATGCGCTCAAGTTTTTTGGAAGTAAAAGTAAGCTGGCGTCAGCAGCAGGAGTAAAACTTCCGTCGATTTACAAATGGGGTGAACTTGTTCCGGAAGGAAGGGCTATGCGTCTTCAGACGGCTTCCAATGGATCGTTAGTTTATGACCCAAGATGTTATGACAGTCATGCTAAGGCAAAAAGGGAAGGGGAACTGAATCATGAAAATCAGTCCTCCGATTGAAGTTGTTGCATCCGAACTGGAAGCATGGGCGCTCGAAGATGGCTGGAAAGCGGTAGGTATGGCCATAGCGGATCAATATCATGCCGATGGTGGAGGCGACATCCTTCCGGCAGTCGATACCGGTGATGGGCTCCGAAATGCAGTTCAGCGTGTGAAGCGTATTTTCAGGGGATTTGATGGCCCAAGATATGCACCGCAGGCAGAAGGTTTGAAAAGAGCCGCATTAGCTGCATTGCCTACAGAACGAAGAGCTAGGGTATTACGACCACATAGCCCTGCCTACTTGGTAGCTGTGGCAACAAAAGAATTTGTTGACGCAATAAACGCAATAAATCTCGGCGCAGCGCCAACGGAAATATTGCGTGAGGCAGACGAGGCTATTTCAGCAATTCGTGTAGCTGCTATGACTGCGGCAAGAGCAGGTATCTCGCCAAATTTTGGCATTCAGTAACGATGAAGTTACGCATTAAGCGTTACAAGTGAGTTTCATATATGGCTTCAAACTGGATCAAGGTAGAAGTAATTACGCCTGATAAACCAGAGATTTTCCTTATCTCTGAAAAACTGAATATTGATCCTGATATGGTGCTCGGAAAATTAATCCGTTTGTGGGTCTGGGCCGATCAACAGATCGCAATTAGTAACGCTGACAGCGTTACAGATTCAGAACAAAAAGGGCGCAAGAGTAACGCATCTGTACTTAGTAAGATCGCAATAGACCGTATTGCATTTATGCCTGGGTTCGCTGATGCACTTATCTATGCCGGTTGGCTTATTCAGGAAGGTGATTCACTTTTCTTTGTGAATTTCGAAAAGCATAACGGGAAAAGCTCTAAAAATCGGGCGCTTACAAATGAGAGAGTGAATAAATCACGTAATTTGAAACGCAATGGTAACGATAAATGTAACGCAGTGAACGTTACACCTTCGAATCAAAAAGCGTTACCAGAGGAAGAGGAAGAGGAAGATAAAGATAAAGATTTAAAAGATCCCCCCATACCCCCCAAGGGGAAATCAGTGGAGAAATCTGAATATACGCCTGAATTTGAAAATGCCTGGGCAAATTATCCCAAGCGAGCAGGGGGCAACAGCAAACAAGCGGCGTTTAAAGCCTGGAATGCCCGAATTAAATCCGGCGTTCCAGTACAGGACATGATCGACGGTGTGAATCGTTACGCCGCGTACGTCAAGGCGACGGGGAAGTTGCATACCGAATACGTACAGCAAGCGGCGACATTTTTTGGACGTTCTTGCCACTTCGAAAATGAATGGCAGATCCCGAAATCTGGTGGCGGGTATGGCCGGGACGTTAACCAGCTATCGCAACCAGATAATTCAATCCCACCAGGCTTCCGGGGGTAGGCATGAAAAACATTTCGGCAGGTGGTGCAATGGAGCGCCTGAAAAAACTAATCCCGGCTGGCGTGCAGCCGAAGTTTGCCAGCGTCGAAGAATGGCGAGCCTGGCAGGCGGAAGAGGGCCGCAAACGCGCCGCCGAAGTGGACAAGCTAAACCAGACGGCGCGGGCCGAAAAGATTCTCGGGCGCTCCGGGATCCAGAATTTGCACCGGAACTGCACGTTCAAAAATTATGAGGTTAAGAACGCCGGCCAGCGCCACGCGCTCAGCCTGGCAAAAAGCTACGCCATGAATTTCGGCACTGGTTTTACCAGCTTTGTGTTCAGTGGAAAGCCGGGGAACGGAAAGAATCACCTGGCTGCTGCCATCGGAAATTACTTGCTGCAGCAGGGTCGTACGGTGCTGATAGTCACTGTTTCGGATCTGATGCTCCGCGTTCGAGAGTGTTACGACGACGGCAAATCAGAGGCTTCGTTGCTGGATGACCTGTGCCGCGTCGATCTGCTGGTGTTGGATGAAATAGGGATCCAGAAGGGATCGCCCCACGAGAAAGTTTTGCTGAATCAGATTGTCGATCGCCGACTAGCAGCGATGAAGCCCGTAGGCGTGCTGACCAATCTCAATCACGATGAACTAACAATTGCGTTGGGTGAGCGAGTGATGGACCGCCTGACGATGGATGATGGCATGTGGGTGATTTTTGACTGGGAAAGTTACCGACCCAAAGTCACTAACCTGCGCTTAGTGAAATAAATTGAGGAAAAATAAATCAATGGCTAATTCTTTTAAAAAAATGACCACCTCCGGCGTAATCAAACGTCTGCATTCCGGCATGTTTATTCGCCTGGAAGATATTCACGTAAAAGAAGGTTTCAATAAACGTGAAGATGATGACCGTACACGTCAGGCTGATGATGAGCTGTTCGAATTCCTGTCAGCTGGCGGGCGAGTGCCGGCGATGGAAGTTATCCCCCGTGAAGATGGCGGCGTATGGATTGTCGAAGGCCACCGCCGTCACCGTTGTTACGTGCGTTGCCGAGATGCGGGAAAGCCAGTTGAGTTCATCAATATAGTTCCGTTCGAAGGAAACGATGTAGATCGTGTTGCGCGGATTATGACCTCAAACAACCAGCTTCCGCTAACAGCTATTGAACAGGCTGCTGTGGTCAAAGAACTTGCTGCATTCAATCTGACTAAGCAGGAAATCGCCCAGAAAGTACATAAATCAGTGGGGACCATTGAAAAGCTCTTAACACTGGCAATGGCGAACCATGATGTTCAGCAGAGCGTGAAAGCTGGCGCTGTTTCCGTGGATGTGGCCGTTGATCGGGTGAAAGAGCACGGCGAAAAAGCGGGTGAAGTGCTGGAGCAGGATAAAGCGATTGCCGCAGCCGCGGGAAAGAAAAAAGTTACCCGAAGCATCATCGCTCCCGAAATCAGTGTTAAGAAAGCTCGTCGGGCGGTTGAGCTATTAGCTCTTTCACAAATTAGCGACGAAGGGGTGATCACCCTGGATGGACTCGCTCTTGCTGAAATCCTCGAAATAATAGATGAACAGAAAAAAATTGTGGCCGACCGTAGCAGGCTTGCAGCTTGAAAGCAGACACGATTATCGCTAACTGTTGCTTTGAGAAAATGACCGGGTATGATTGCGGCGGGTGCTTGAGACTTTCTGTTTCAGGCATACACGAAGCAGAAAGAGAAAAGCCCCGAGCTGATAAATCAACCCGAGGCCCCTCGTATGCTCGCACGTACAAGGTTAGCCTCTTACAGACCGCAAGGTCAAGGAGAAGCAGCCATGAAGCCGCAAAATTCTGTTATCTGGTGCTTGATTATCGTCTGCCTGACGATACTGGCATTCACACTGTTGACCCGCCATTCGCTTTACGAACTGCGAATACGGGATGGTAGCAAGGAGGTCGCGGCGGTCATGGCATGTGAGTCCAACCAGTAAGGGCAACCGGCGGGGAGAAATCCCCGCCACCAGCGTGTTTAGTTGAGGCGTTCCCAGGCACCCATTCACTCGTTTTCAAGACAGTCCTCATATGCGTTTCGCTTCCCTTCTTTTCGCACCAAATTGCACAAATAACACACAACTAATTGATTTTCATCGTTATGATCAAAAAGAAAGCTATGGACACTGGTGAATTATACTGGTTTTATATACAGTGTATTGATGCCACTTATCTCAAATAGTCCTGTCGGGTTGATTGAGATAAGCGTACGCATCGGCTTAACTATCGGGACGCGCGAAGGAAAGTGATGGATCCCCAAGAACATGCTGGAGCGAAGTGATGATCATACCTGACCACTTAGTTCGTGGCCTGAACAACAGCACAAGACCCGTTGTGCTGTATAGGAACGAACACGGCGATGTTGTATATGGTTTTGTGTTGCGGCCTGACGAGTTTGTAACGAGTGTGCAGCAGATGGCAGAAGCGCGGAAAAGTGCAGGATTACCGACTGTTGATGATGCTGATAATCCACTATAATCTATAGACAGGTCTGAACAACCTTCTGAGATATCACTGTGTCACCGGAGAAAACCGATGGCACAGATAAAACTTCAAAAAATTAGCTCCGAAACCCTGACCCCGGCAACGCCCGAGGCCAGCGAATTTTTGCAACGAATCAAAATCGGCGAGTGGATCCACGCTGACTTTAAGCGTGTCCGCAACTACCAATTTCACAAACGTTTTTTCAAACTTCTACAGCTTGGCTTCGACTACTGGACGCCGACCGGCGGCGCTATTCTGCCTGAAGAGCAAAAGCTGGTTAATGGCTTCGTCGATTTTCTCTGCAGACAGGTCGGCCAACAGCATAGTGTTCCACTTTCCGATGCTGCAGAACAGTTCCTTTCTGATGCCGCATATACGCGTACTCGTGATATAGCGTTGCTCAAGTCCTTCGAAGCATACCGTGAATGGGTCACCATCCAGGCTGGTTATTACACCGAACACGTTTACCCAGACGGAAGTCGTAACCGGCGGGCGAAGTCCATTTCTTTCGCAAAAATGGACGAGCTTGAATTCCAGCAATTCTATAAGTCCACACTGAACGTACTCTGGAACTGGATCCTGTTCCGTAAATTTTCATCACCAGCCGAGGTCGAAAACGTCGCTGCTCAGCTTCTGGAGTATGCCGCGTGAAAAAACAAACCTGTCTTTTCTGCGGCGCGCCGGCAACGCTGCTTTGCGATGGTCACCTTGGCTATCCTCCGAGTGAAGACCAGCCGAAATGTATATCTCCGTTTGAACCTTATACTTGCGATGCCCCTATGTGCCGGCACTGCGCCACCCTCAAAAGCACTATGCATATCTGCCAGCGCCGCGGCGGCTGCATCGTTGAAACTGTCGATCACTGCCCGGCGTGTGTGGCTAACCTGCCGGAAAATCAACGCCGGATCATCCATTCAGCAGACCAGGCTGCTGTTATACGCGTCGCGCACTGGATCAGTAGCCCTACAGATTTTCAGAAAGGGGACCGGTTGATCACGGGTGGAGGTCAGCAATGCCTCGATCTGTGAATCTCCGCAAAGAAGCCCGTGGGCGCGAATGTACTGTTCGTATTCCGGGTCACTGCACCTTCAATCCTGAAACCAGTGTACTCGCACACTATCGCCTTGCCGGAACCTGCGGTACAGGCTGCAAGCCTGATGATTTACAGGGGGCTATTGCTTGTAACGGATGCCACGATGTTATCGACGGCAGAGTTAAAACCAATGAATACACGTACGAAGAATTGCGCCTGATGCATGCAGAAGGTGTATTTCGTACGCTCGCAATCTGGAAAAAAGAGGGCTTTATCTGATGGATCCGCAATTAATAGAATACGCCCGGATTGAGCTTACCCGCGCACTGATGGATAACTCAGGTAAAACGAAAGGGCAGTTGCAGGCTTTTAATGAGAATCCGCCAGCAGAGAAAGACCGTTGCCCGCGCAAACAGATCCACATGGTTGAGTTTGATGACGGTCGAAAGATTAAGGCAGAAAACACATCACTGTACGTGCTGGAAACACGTAGCCGCCGCAGGCCATTACCCCCAATTAACGATTCTGAGTTTGCTGGTGCACCGTGGCGCCGCGCAGTTAATTCTCTGTCAGAACATGAACAGGCCTGGCTAAAGTATTGCTACGGCTTCGATCTGACGTTTCGTTATCAGACGCTCATATGCGAGGTAATTTGGAACGGGCATCAAAAATATCTGCCGGCAGGCTTGCTGAATAAAACTAAGAAGCGGTTAATTTCGCTGATCTGGCTTGCCGCGCAGGACGTTGCAGCAACCAGGAGCAATAAAACTTATAAAGAGTACGCTGGAGCGGCGTTAGCCCGGTTGATGAGCGTAAACCGCTCTACATGGCTACGTGTCTACGCGCCTCATTGGGCTCATTTCAAACGTGCGTTCGACGAGCTGGACATAGGGGCCTTGCAGCATACTCTCGAACATCATTGTGAGACACCTCAAGAAGAGGTCGAATGGACGGTATTGCAAAATGCAACGAAATAAGCCATATTTAGCGTACTTCTGATATTTTGCCAGAGTTGTAAAAACCCGCCATTGAGCGGGTTTTGTCATTTCTAACCCTTGCTGTTACAGTGTTAAAAATTTCGGATAAGGGTAGATGTATGGATAAGATTTTTTTGCTTGAAATCGGGTACAGAGATACCGGTTCGACGTTTGCGGGAGTTTTCTCTTCACATGAAAATGCGAAGCAAAGAGTGAAAGAGATGATCGAAGGAAAAGCTAAGAGGTTAAGGCCTGATTTTTTCTGTATTTCCTCTGCTTTTGTGGACATCGGCGAATTAATTGCCATTGAAACGATCAGGCTTGATGAAAATGGTAATATTATTCCTCGCGATTAAAATCTTTAATTCATAACATTTGGCCTCGGCATTCGCCGGGGCTTTTTCATATTAAGGCCGCTGACAGGTCCATTTAGTGCAACGCCTTTCCCTGTTGCCGCTCCTGGATATTCGGGGATTTTTTATTTTCACACGGCGCCCCGTTCCGGAGGTGACTATGGAAAAACACGGAATAATTGAGCAAACAATGAAATGGTTGGCTGTATACCTGCCGTCGGTTTATGCCGGGCTGACGGCTTTGGGGATTTCGGCATTAATGGATATCAGGGCTGGAAAGCCCAAAATCTATACAGCTACCGGCGCGCTGGTTTGCGGAATTGCAGCGTTAGCAGTATCAGCGATTCTGGAATATTTGGGTCTTCCTGCGAATTCCGGCGCATTCGTTGGCGGCATGATTGGTTTTATTGGCGCTGACAGATTGCGTGATATTGCCGTCGCGTTGTTTACCAAGCGTACCGGCATCAGCACAGAGAAAAGCGAATGAATAAATCACAGTTTCAGAAGGCGGCTAATATCAGCGCCGAATTAACTACGCGTTGGTTCCAGCTAATAGATGCGGCGATGGCTGAGTTTGGCATTATATCAATTGACGATCAGGCAATGTTTATCGCTCAGGTAGGCCACGAGTCAGGTGGTTTCACCTGCATCGTCGAAAACCTGAATTATTCGGTTGAAGGCCTGAAAGCAACCTTTGGTAAATATTTCCCGGGTAATACTGCTGAGAAGTACGGGCGTACCGCCACGCAGCCGGCAAACCAAAAAGCGATCGCTAATATCGTTTACGCCCACCGTATGGGGAATGTCGCAGAAAACGACGGCTGGAATTATCGCGGCCGTGGACTGATTCAGATTACCGGTCACGACAATTACCGGGATTGCGGTGCTGGCCTTGGTACCGATTTGCTATTGGTTCCGCAGTTGTTGGAGCAAGACGAATATGCAGCTCGTTCGGCGGCGTGGTTCTATGCTGCAAAAGGTTGTCTGAAGCACTCCGGGGATGTCAAAGCTGTTACGAAAATCATCAACGGTGGCACTAACGGCCTCGATGATCGGCAGACCCGCTATGACAAGGCGAAATCGGTGCTTGTATGACGGCGCTGTTTGCGTTCCTGGGGAAATACTGGAAGCCGCTGGCGATCACTTTGCTGGTGGCTTTTTTGTTATGGCGAGCATACGACGCGGGATATGAGTCGGCTAATTCAGTCTGGAAGCTGCAATGGCTACAGCGGGATCTGGCTGACTCAACCGCAACTATACACCGAGAGGTTGCCGAGCGAGCCAAAGAACGGCGACTACAGCAGGCGGCAGACGAGGAGCGGAAACGTGCAGATATGGAACTGGCAAAAGTACAGGCTGATGCTGACGCTGCTAAGCGTGCTGGTGACGGGTTGCAGCAACAACTCGCCAATCTACGCAGGCAACTCGCAGGAAGTGAAACCGGCCGTATTTCCGCATTTGCAGCAGCAGGCGCGGCAAAAGCCGAGACCACCAGAGTGCTTGCCGAGCTGCTTGGCGAATCTGACAAAAGAGCGGGCATCTATGCAAAAGAGGCTGATGAGCGTTATGTCGCCGGTAGCACCTGCGAACGAACCTACGACAAAGTGAGTCATCGTGAGTGATTTCACTATTCACTTAACTATCAGAGGGGTATCCTAAAGACTTGTTCTAATAGGAGACCTTATGAGCGATCAAATCGAACTGAATCAAGTTGAAGCATTTAAAGTAAAAGACGAGGATTTGCTATTTCTTAATAAAATGGTCAATCGTTTTGATCTTGGTATCGGAATAACTCTTTTTTCTCAAGGGAATGTCATCTCTGGTCAGCTTATCTCGGGCAAGAAATATTACGCGCTCACCGCTGAGAAACTTAAGACAGCAGGTTTAGCAGGTGAAGCCCTTGCTCAATTTTTTGAAAATAAAGGGGCTGAAGGGTATACCAGTGAAGATCCTGATTTTGAATACCCAAACAACTTCCTTCATCTTGAAGGAATTAAAGTTCAAATTGGTAATGGGCAAATGAGTACCTTTAACAACTCATTGCTGAGAATCAAAATCGAAGAGACTGAGGGGCATATTGTAGGAAATGCATCCAGTTAAGACTTCGCTTCTTCAAAACGCAACCGCCTACGGGCGGTTTTTTTACGCCATAATCCATGACGAAAACTTTTATCTGCGTCGCCAGCGGCCCGTCGCTGACGGCGAACGACTGTGCACTGGCCTCCGCTTCCGGTTATCCGGTCATTGCGGTTAATTCGAGCTGGAGGGCAGTGCCAGACTGCCAGCACATCTTCGCCGCCGATTTCACTTGGTGGGACCATTACCACGATTCGCTGGAAACCAGCGCTGAACTATGGACCCAGAGCAAACGTGCACACGCCCGGTTCGGCGTGAAGCTATTCCGCCCATCAGATAATGGCCCGTTCAACTCCGGGCAGCGTGCAATCCAGCTCGCTGCGCATCTCGGCGCAGAGAGGATCATTCTTCTCGGCTACGACTGCACCCTGGCGAACGGCGCACACTGGCATGGCTGCCACCCGGCAACGATGCACAATCCGGTACCGCGAGAAGTAGGGCGCTGGCACTCCGACTTTTCTTCTCTCGCTGGCGCTTTACCCGGCGTGGAGATTATCAACGCGTCACGCGAGACCGCGCTGACATGCTTTAAACGTTTACCACTTGAGGCGGCACTTTATGCCTAGAAAACTGTACTTCGACGGGATGCACGGCATCGGTGACAATATTAACCAGCGCTGCTTCATCAAAGCGCTGGCGCAAAAAGGCCACGAAATCTGGCTGAAAACGCCGCTGCCGGAAATTTACGCTGGGATCCAAAACCTCCATTTTGTTAAAGCAAACTCACCGCTGCGTACCCAAAAGAAAAGCGAGCAATCTTCCACCGTGATGTTCGAAAGGGAACCGCCAGGCCTCTCTCGAACCCGTATTTTTTACGGAAATGGTCACCTGCAGTCGGGCAGCATCTTCGATGCGATGGAACAGCAGTTCGGTACCGCGCCAGCACGGATGGATTTGCCCAGCTATGCACCTGCAGATATACGCATTCCGGCGGGTAAGCCAGTGGCAGTGATTCGCCCGACAACGGAGCGAATGGAATGGCATAACGCGAGCCGTGGCCCACTAAACCAATATATTGACGACGTTGCACGTCGCCTGGCCATCTGTGGATTTCACGTAATCAGCGTTGCCGACGTGCAGGAGGGGAATGAATGGATCCCCGACGGTGAGCCGTTTGCGCACCAAAAATTCCACCATGGTGAACTGACCATCTGGCAAATGCTGGCGCTGGTGGAGCGGGCCGATATCGTACTTACCGGGCCTTGCGTCATCATGCATGCGGCGCTGGCCTACCAGCGACCGATGATTTGCATCGCTGGTGGCAACGGCGGCAACAATCACCATCAGAAGGTAACCGACCCGCGCTGTATGGATTTGTCCCGCGCTTTATTCGTCTACCCGGACCGATATTGTCAGTGTCAGGAAATGATCCACGACTGCGACAAAACGATCACCGGACTCCCAGAAAAAGTGGAGTGGTTCATCACCAAGGTGTACCAGCAGGCACGCAGGCGGAACGTAGAATGAAACGTTTTTCTCAGGAAATTAAGAGCGGCCTGGTCTGGCTCCCTGAACTCGGCATGGGGCGCTATCCGGTACCAAAGGCACGTCCCTATGATGCTGATTACTTTTCGCGGTACCAGGAATTGGCCGACACTGACCTCGGGCGTGAACTGACGGCGGCGCGTATTCGGCTGGTGGCCCGGCACTATACCGGACCGGTTCTCGATGTAGGTATTGGGGCAGGGCAATTTGTCACGGCACGGCCAGAAACGAAGGGTTTCGACGTAAACCCGGCAGGGATTGAATGGCTGAAAGAGCGCGGGGCGTGGGCGTACCTGTACCGGGACCGTTATCCAGCCCTGACGTTCTGGGATAGCCTGGAGCACATCGACCGCCCGGACGTCGCCGTCGCGCGAGCGGAAAAATGGGTATTCGTCTCGGTACCGATTTTTTCCGGTGCTGAGCACGTTATCCGGTCCCGCCACTTCCGGCGGGACGAGCACATCTGGTACTGGACCCACGAAGGGCTGGTGGCTTGGTTCGCTGAGCAGGGCTTCGAGTTGATGGAAAGCAACGGAGTCGAGACGCAGCTCGGTCGGGAGGGTATCGGCAGTTACGCGTTTGCCAGGGTAGAATAATCTCCTTAAATCAAGGAGGTTATTATGTGGCAAACAATTTACAACTGGCCGTGGGCGACTATCTGGTCGGCGATATCTGCGATATTCACCGCAGCGGCTGTTGGTGTTGCAGCTTGGGCGATTTTCCGTTGGAAAAAACAGGATGAGTTAAGAGTGAAGCTTGATTTTAAAAAATCGGTCACACAGTACGCATATGCACTTACTCATACATCAAAAACTCAGAAGGACGAGCTGAGAAGTCTTTACGGCAAGTGTACCTTCGATTGGATGGCGTGTGAGGGGCTCCTGAAATCGAATGAAGTAGTGTTTGATAACTGGAAAGGTCTTGTAAAGAAGCATATGGACTATATGGACGGAGAGCCCGTAGCCAAAGAGTTGATGCTGCATTGTACCGCAATTATGGATGCAAAATTTGTCTTCAATTAATAGCCGGGGTTTCCCGGTCATTGTTTAAAACAGCAGCCACTACAGGGTGTCATTACGATGGCGCCCGATAGTGATTGTTAAAGCAGTAGTGGTACCCGCCGCGCACCCAGCGCATTGATCGTTACTGCTTTTTTAACAGAGAGCGGAGATATGACCGAGAAACTGAAAATCGTCTATCGACCGTTAAAGGATTTAACCCCATACGCTCGCAACGCCCGAACGCATGACGATCGGCAGGTGTTGCAGCTTGTGGCGAGCATTGAGGAATTTGGCTGGACGAACCCGATACTTATTGATGAATGCGGCAAGATTATTGCCGGGCATGGACGGGTGCTGGCCGCCGAGCAAATTGGGATTGCTTCCGTCCCCACCATTACACTTTCGGGGCTCACCGACGCGCAAAAGACGGCATACCGGATAGCCGATAACCGGTTACCTCTGAATGCTGGCTGGAATGGCGAGCTACTTAAGCTGGAAATCGAGGCATTGCAGGACGTTGAGTTTGATGTCGGGCTGCTGGGATTCAGCGATCTGGAGTTAGGCGATATTTTGGATGTTGAACCAGACGACCCGAATGATCACTGGGTGGGAATGCCGGCATTTGACCAGGAGAACAATAACGGCGTCCGACAGCTTATCGTGCATTTCGAAACGGATGCCGACGTTGCGTTGTTCGCCCAGCTTGTACAGCAGCAGATCACGGCAAAAACGAAATATATCTGGTACCCGGAGCATAAACGGGAATCCACGGTGAATAAGGCATACATCAGCGATGAATCCTAATTACCCGATTTATATTGTCAGTAAAGGCCGGGCTGAAACGCGCATGACAGCGAAAGCGCTGGAGCACATCGGTGTACCGTATCACATCGTGATCGAGGAGCAGGAGTACGACCAGTACGCCGCAGTCATCGATGCGAAGAAGATTCTGGTGCTCGATAAGCAATACCAGCGTGACTATGACACCTTTGACGATCTGGGGCTGACAAAAAGCGTCGGCCCGGGTGCTGCGCGTAATTTTGCGTGGGATCACTCGATAACCAACGGGTTCGCCTGGCACTGGGTAATGGACGACAACATCCGCCACTTTTTCCGTCTGCATAAAAACAAGCGGATCCGCGTGGGTGACGGAACCATTTTCCGCTGTATGGAGGATTTTGTGCAGCGGTACGAAAATGTGGGAATGGCAGGACCGAATTACGCCATGTTTGCCCCGGAGAGGGACAAGCTACCGCCATTTGTTACCAATACCCGCATTTACTCCTGCAACCTTATTCGTAACGACCTCCCGTTTCGGTGGAGAGGGCGTTACAACGAGGATACGGATTTATCGCTGAGAATGCTGAAAGCAGGCTGGTGTACGGTCCAGTTCAATGCGTTCCTTCAGCAAAAAATCCAGACGCAAAAAACAAAGGGTGGAAACACCGCTGAGTTTTACGCGAAAGAGGGAACTTACAACAAAAGCAAAATGCAGGTTGAGATGCACCCTGATATTTCCCGCATGACGCACCGTTTTGGGCGTGTTCATCATTATGTGGATTACCGGGGATTCAAAAAACTGCGTCTTCGCCTGAGAGAGGATATAGAACTGCCTGCCGGCACTAATGACTACGGAATGGTACTGCATATCAAATCGTAGGGGTATTTATGTTCGTTCGTGAAAAAGTAGAGGCGCTGGCCGCCCGTCGCCTGACGGAACAGCAGATTGCAGACGTACTCGATCTTGATATGGACGAATTGAGGCAGGACAGAGAGAGGCTAGCGCTATTTCGCAAGGCCATCCGTATCGGGACGGCAAAAGGCGAGGCCGAATTGCGGGGGGCGTTGTACAAACGTGCCCGTAACGGTGACGTATACGCCTATAACGAGCTAATGAGGCTTTCGCGCAGTAAGGACAGTGATTGATGAGCAAACCCGACTGGAAGGAGCTGCAATCTCAGTTTGCTGCCGCTCACACCAGTACGGGAATAAAGCTGAAAGACTGGTGTGAACAGCAGGGATTGGTTTACGACACAGCCCGCCGCTACATAAAAAAATCTGCGCAAAATAATGCGCAAAAAAAAACTGCGCAGAGCATTGCGCGTAATCCTGATAAAGCCGCGCCAGAACGAGGGAAGGGAAAGAGAGGGGCAGAAAAAAACTGCGCAAAACCAGATCCCGGAAGATCCCCTTTTTGCGCAGATCTCTCGGATAAAGAAAAACTGTTCGTTTCCTACTATCTGGAATGCCGCAATAAATATGAGGCATACCGAAAAGCAGGTTATACCGGAGGCGACAGAAACGCCCGGATGCTGTATCGCAAGCCAGCGGTGGCGAGAGCCATTAATCAGGGCATCGAGCAGTTAAGCGAACAGGCCATATTAAATGCGCAGGACATTCTCAGGCACTGGCATGAAATAGCGATTGCCGATCCCAGTGAGATTTCTCAGATGCGCCGTGTGTGCTGCCGCTACTGCTGGGGTTTCGATAACCGCTATCAGTGGATTGATGAAAACGAATACGACAAGGCCGCTGAAAAAGCAGCTAAGGACAGCAAACCGCCTCCCGATCAGTCTGGTGGATTTGGTTTCGTGGCAAACGACGACCCTAATCCTGATTGTCCTAAATGCGCAGGTGAGGGCATCGAAGATGTTTACCTTGCTGATACGCGGGATTTAGTTGGCCCTGCGCGTCGTCTTATTGCCGGGGTGAAGAAAACCAAATTCGGCATCGAGGTCATGACACGTGACCAGGACGCTGCATTGAAAAACCTCGCAGCATTCCACAATCTGGCATCCAGCGAGCAGGAAAGAGAGCTTCGGTTACTTGAAATCGAACGTGTCCGCCTGAGCAATGAAAAAATCAAAGCCGAGATCGAAAACCTCCGCAATGGGGCGAACGGTAGCGAGCAGATCATTATTCACAATTCGCTGAAGCCGCCAGGCGCTGAATAAGCAGGGTGTATCGTGGCGGAAATTTTCTTACCGGAATTACATTCCGAGCAATTGCGTGTCTGGACGGAAGGTTCTGAACACCGATACAACGCTATTCGTTGTGGCCGTCGTTGGGGCAAAACCGTAATGCTGGTCGATATAGCAGTGAGCTATGTCACCAATAAATTCGTCATTCCTGGAACAAAGAGGTCGATAGCCGGGCGCGTGGGGATTTTTACCGCGCAATATCGGCAGTATCAGGAAATCTTTGACGAGCTGGTCGAATACCTTAAGCCGCTTATCAAAACGCAGTCGCGCAGTGAAAAGCGAATCCTGCTTAAGAACGGCGGCAAAATTGACTTCTGGGTAACAGACGATAACAAACTGGCCGGGCGTGGCCGTAAATATCACTGTGTCCTGATCGATGAAGCCGCGTTCACCAAATCGCCGGAAATGCTGGAAGAAATCTGGCCCCGTGCTATCAAGCCAACGCTGGTGGATTATCGCGGTCGCGCCTGGGTGTTTTCCACGCCTGACGGTATTAACGATCAGAACTTTTTCTACGCCATCTGTAATGACCCGGCTCACGGCTTCCATGAGCATCACGCACCGTCTTCATCAAACCCTCACCTTCCAGCAGATGAACTCGCGGAGATAGAGAGGACCACTGACCCCCGCGTTTGGCAGCAGGAATTTCTGGCCAAGTTTATCGACTGGTCGAAAGAAGCATTGCTGGATGTGAATAAGCTGCTGGTGGATGGCCTGCCTGTCGATATACCAACTACCTGCGACATGATTTTCGCTGTGGCAGATACCGCGCTGAAAGGTGGTAGCGAGAACGACGGTACCGGATTCGTTTACTTCGCTTATGAAGAAACCTATTCCGAGCCACGCCTGACCATCATCGACTGGGACGTGACGCAAATTAAAGCGTCGTTACTCCCGGAATACATGCCGAGTGTCTACGACAACCTCGAACGGCTGGCGAAGATTTGCCGCCCTCGTCATGGGAGCCAGGGCGTTTTCATGGAAGATGCTGCAATGGGCGCAATTCTCAACCAGAAAGCCGAAACCGAAGATTGGGACATGAAGCCCATTAAATCGGTTTTGACGTCCAAGGGTAAAGACGAAAGGGCTGTTCTGGCATCCGGTCACCACTGGCAGGAAAAGGCGAAAATCGCCAAACCCGCTTTCGATAAAACGGTCGAGTTCAAGAAAAAGACCGCCAACCACCTCTGGCGTCAGATTGCTGGTTTCCACCTGGCTGACCCGAAAGCGCATAAACGCGCTGATGACCTTTTCGACTGCTATACGTACGGCCTGATCATCGCGTTCGGGAACTACGAGGCACTGTAAACAGGGACTTCTGTAATGGCAGAAATTCAGATCAATACCAACCTTAGCTCTGAGCTAATGCAGATACTCGATAGCGACGCTATCAAGCCTGGTACCGATGTTGGCTATAACACTTGCAAGCTGCTCTGGCAGTTCCATCCCCTCGGCGGGAAGCTGGTGGAAAAGCCGATCAACATGGCAATGTGCAAACCGCGCTCTTATAACGTAGAGACCGATCCGGATGAACGTGTCGTTCGTCAGTTTCGCGAAGTGTGGGAGCGTATGGGCCTCAATGAGAAGATAAAAAATCTCTTTTATGTGTCTCGTTGCTATGGCGCTGCCGCTATCGGGGTGGGAACGGATGGTGTGACGTGCAGAGAGCCTCTTCCAACATTTGGGCTTCGGGAGGAGGACGTGTATATCAACGTCTGGGATCCCCTGAATGCTTCCGGCAGCATGGTCACAGACCAGAACCCGAACAGCCGGTACTTTCAGCAGGCGAATTCAACGCTAAAAATAGCGTCAAAAAGCTGGCATCCATCGCGAACCCTAAAAATCTTCCACGGGACACCGATTTACCTCGAATACCAGAACTCAACGTTCGGCTTTACTGGCCGCAGCGTGTTTCAGCGTGTTCTGTATCCGATGAAGTCCTACATCGGGACGATGGTCGCGAATAATCTCGTTGCAAAAAAAGCGGGGGTTCTGGTCGCAAAAACCGAACAGAACGGTTCGGTAGCCAGCAACCTTATGGCGGCCGCGACGGGGAAGAAAAGGGAAAACGTAAAAATAGCGGAAAATGAAGGCGTTCTCAGTATCGGCACGAAAGACGATATCGAATCGTTAAACCTTCAGAACGTTGATAAAGCACTCTCTACGGCTCGTGACAACATTATCAGCGACATTGCGGCAGGTAGTGACGTTCCCGCCATCCTGATCAAAGAGGAAGCGTTTTCTAACGGTTTCGGGGAGGGCAAAGAGGACTCCAAAGCGATTAGCCAGTACGTCGATGGAGTTCGTCAGGTTATCGAACCGGTGATGGATTACTTCGAGCGCCTGGTACGTTACATCGCCTGGAGCGAAGATTTCTACATCTCTCTGAAAAACGATTACCCGGACATCATAACCGAGGATTATCAGACCACATTCCGCATGTGGGAACGTGAGTTTGATGCCGAATGGCAGGAGCTGGTGGAAGAATCTCCCGATAAACGCCGGGAGAGTGACAGCAAGGTTGTGCAGCAGGCAGGTGCTTTGTACTCCATTCTGGCGCCACAACTTGATCCTGAAAACAAGGCGACGGTGACCGAGTGGCTGGCCAGTGTGACCAACGCTACCGAAACCTATGGCGACTCTCCGATGATTATCGATAAAGAAGCCCTTTCGAAATATCAGCCACCACCACCGCAGGATCCGAATAATGGCGTACAAACGAACCAGCCGTACCAAACCGAAGAGGAAACCTAAGACCCTCTACGAGGTGCTGACCGATGCGATTAATTATTACGTTGATAACGGATGGGATAGCCAGAAATCACTGCTGTCCTGGTGCCAGAAACTTCGGGTGGCAGCCAGCAGGGAATCCCCCAGCGATGATGTAACGCGTAAGCACCTCACGTCCATTTATAGCCGCCTCGTCGTTCATGGAGGCGCTTTGCGGGACCAGCCTCCAGACGGGCCCAAACAAATCACTCTCGACAAGATTAAGCCTGAACTCCGTAAGGAGCTTGATCGGCGAATCTTCGCCAGCGCCAACCTTATAAAGCTGAACCGTGAGCAGGCCATTGAGCGTACTGTGCAGCGTTTTCAGGGGTGGGTGACGTCCATACCTCCCGACGGGGTGAGCGAGATTGATAAAAACGCCCAGAAATCGGCTATTCGGAAATCAGTCACCGATCTGGATTTTATAAGTCGCCGGGTGGCAATCGACCAGGGCCACAAACTCGCGAGCAACGTGAAATATCTGCTTTCCGTACAGGGAGGCGCAATCGCGTTTCGTTGGCATTCAAACTGGCGGCGTCCTGGCTACGACTATCGCGTCGATCACAAACACCGCGACACGCTGATTTATCTGATCCGCGACTCGTGGGCGGTACAGCAGGGATTGATTAAGCCAGAAAACGGTTATTACGACGAAATTACCGCTGCCGGGGAAGAGCCATTTTGCAGTTGCCAGGTGTTTCCGATTTATGCCCCTCAGAAATTACCTGTCGAGTTTTTAACGGAGAAAGGGAAACGTGAATTTAACCGAACTTGAATTAGCACAGCGAATACGGGACGGCACTGCGCCGTCTCCAATGAAGTTTTCGAACATGTGGCTGGTCAACCTGCGCATAACTGGTACCGGGCTGGCTTACCGAACGGGACTAAAAGAACACGTCTGGCGTGACCCAAACATCTACCTAAACGACGCGTTTTTGCAGCGTTGTAATGGCCTCCCGGTCATCGCCAACCATCCAGATGACGCTGTCCTCACTGAACAAGATTTTACCGCGCGAATAGTTGGTTCGGTGATGCTCCCCTATATCCGCGGGGATGAGGTTTGGGCTGTTTGCCGCATCTACATCCGGGACATCGTTGACCAGATTTCGAAGGGGGGCGTTTCTACAAGCCCGGCGGTCGTATTCAACAACGCATCAGGCAATGTGGAAGTAATGGACGGCGACACCAACTTTCTTATCGAAGGGGTGCCGTACCTGGTCGATCACATCGCTCTGGTAACAGAGGACCACGGCTCTTTGGGAGTGTGGGACAAAGACAAGATCCCCGCAGGGGTCGAGGTTTCTAACAAAGGTGACATTGATATGGACGAGAAAATGCTGGAGACCCTCATCGCTAAAGTAGTGGGCGATGCGGTGGGCGGTATTAATCAGGGGCTTGAGCGAGTTACGGCTCGTATGGACTCGCTGGAAAATGGCATTAAGGCGCGAGCCGATGCTGACGCGGCCAAAGAGAAAGAGGAAAAGGAAAAAGCCGATCAGGAAGAACAGAAAAAAGCGGATGCCGCTGCCGAGGAGCAGAAAAAGGCAGATGAAGCGGAAGCGCCGCGCAAGGCTGAGGAAAAAGCCAAAGCGGATGAAGCCGAGGAAGAACAGCGAAAAGCTGATCAGGCCAAGGCAGATGAAGAAAAAGCCAAAGCCGAGGAGGAGGAAAAGGCAAAATCTGACTCTGACATGACTGAGGCACGCGTTAAAGCCGACTCCGCTTATGTCGCATGTGGCAAACAGGCACCGACTCCATTCTCCGGGGAAAAACCGCTGGATTACCGTAAGCGCGTGCTGATGGGAATGCAAAAGCACTCTGAAAAGCATAAGGACGTGAATATTCGCGCAATTGCGGATTCTGCGACTCTCTCCGTGCTGGAAGAGGCGATCTACAGCGAAGCGCGTAAATCCATCGAAAACGAAATGAATAACACACTGGGCCAGTTACACCAGCGTGTTCGGATGGATGAAGCCGGTCGCCGTATTACCGAATACCAGGGCGATCCCAACGTCTGGTTAGCGGCATTTAAAACTCCGGGGCGTCGCCTCGTCAAAATCAACACTCCAGGGAGCATAAACAACCATGGCTGATATTAATTTCGACCCGTTCAAAACACAGGGTTCATTCGCTGGCAGCTTTAACGTCGAGTCGCGTGGCCTGACTCAGGGTGACGCGCAGGACGACCCTGCGATCCGCCTGCAACTTTGCTCCGGCACTCTGGATAAAAACCTCGATGCGCCCGTCTGGGGCGGCATTGGCGTGGTTGAGTGCGTTTCCACTGTCGCTGAAAACGTAAGCGGCTCCACCATCAAAAAAGCGACGGCTTCGGTCTGTAATGCTTTCACCGTGTTCAACCAGGCGTACCACGGCATCACGACTGCAAGCAATCCGGTACCGCTATATCTGGCTGGCGGCTCGGTTCACTACTATCGCGTCGGTTCAGGTGCGCGTATTCCATTGCCGATCAGCGCAGCGGTCGCGGCACTTGCCACTGGCGATGATCCGGTCGGGGCTGATGGTTTTGTCTGGGATATGACAGAAAACTGCGTGGACGTGTATTCCAGCAGCTCGTCGTCCAACCCGAAAGTGAATATCAGTCTGTTGATGGTTTCCCAACAGGGCAACCTGACGGTGAAAAAAGAAGCCAGCGGCAACGTGGTCTGGGAAAACGGCAAGCCTTGCGGCCTGTTCTTGATTTAAGGAGTTATTAATGAGCGCATTCGCACCAGCGATTACCACGGTATCGCCTTCCATGATGCAGCCGGAAATTGTCATGCAGTACAGCATGGCCTCCGGCGCATTCGAAATCCTCCCGGGTGGCGCACCATCCGCCCGTATCGGGTCAAGCGATCTGGTTGTTTACCAGAAATATCTTCGTGCAACGACTCAGGCACATGTCGGTCAGTCACTGCCGGGCCAGTTACCTTCTGCGAGCATCGTTCCGAGCTATGACCAGATGATGACTTACCGCATTTCGACTCGCTCCCAGTACAGCTATCTCGATACTGATGCTGCGAGTCGTTGGGGGTATTCGCTTAACAGTGGTCTGCAACTGGCAAACCGTCAGGGCCACGCGCAGCAGCTTCGTAACATGCTTATTTACGGCGTGAAGGCGTCCAACAACGAAGGGATCGCCAACTCACCAAATGCCACCACGGTAAACCTCGGCAGCGACAGCCAGGGCAACGATTCGTACACCACCTGGGATTCCGGTGAAATGGCGAAATTTGTGCTTGGTCTCATTGCCGATCAGAAAAGCCGCATGATGTTGCTGGGCCAGGCGCTGACGACCGTCGTTCTGTGTCCTCAGCGGTTCATGAAGGCATTGGAATGGACGGGCGTCGTTGAACTGACCAGTTACCAGCGTCCCGGTGGCGGTACCGAAACGGTCGGTACCATGATTAAAAACATCGCCAATGGTGCCAGCGGGGATGATGTGATTTTCTGCCAGGACGACACGCTGATTGGCAAGGGGGCGGGCGGTACCGATCTCATTATCGTTACCAACCCGGAGCTGGTTGTGCCTGAGGCTCGTCAGGAACTCAATACCAACATTTTCTCGACACTGATGCCGAATCAGAAAGCCGTGAACGTGATGTTCTGTGATGTTGCGGCACCGACTGAAATTCCGTCACCGATGCCGGATGGCGGAATTACCACGCTGTACACCATGCGAGCCACTCCGGGCTGGAACTTCCGTTCCGAAGGCGTGACGCTGCTTTCTGCGAAATACGCGTAATACCCTCGTTGTATTAACTGGTGGATTCGGGGAGATAAAACTCCCCATTTTTTTGAGGAAAATTCATGAAACTTTTTATCGCTAACTGCTCCCGTCAGGCTCATACGTTCAACTACAAGCTGCCGGAAAAATCACAGTCCTTCGGCGTGACGATCCCCGCTGGCGGTCAGCATATGATCGATAACCAGTCTGACGTTATTCACCACATCATCAAGCAGCATGAACCTTATGGTTTTCAGCGTTGCGACAAAGTGGACAAAACATTTTCCGGCATTTGCTATTCCATCGATAAACCGGTGACCGTTGGACGTATCGAAGAGAATGCGGAGCAAAAAACCGAAAATCTCGATGACCTGTCTCAGTCCATTCTCGAAGCAAACGCCGTGTCTATGAGCAATGCCGTTGATAAAGCTGTCATGCAGAGTGGTGAAACACCTAAACCAGGAGAAGTCGTCGTGGAAATAACCGGTGAGGCCGTCAACGCCGAACAGGCCAACCCGCCGAAACTGAATAAAACGGTGAAGGTACAAAAATAATGACCATGCGCCCAACGTTTGACGGATTTATCCGCTTCGTTCGTGGCGTGATGGGCGTTCCTGAAACAGCGATATCAGATGATGATCCCTCGCTGAAATGCTGTTTCTGCTCGGCACTTGAGCTTATCCCGAAAAATCTGGGGCTGGAGTGCCTGCCCATTATCTATACGAACACCGTATACAACGCTGGTGGCTCTCTTCTCCTGCGATATGCCCTCGATACACCGCCCAGCACTTATTTTGCCGATTTGCGGAAAAGCTTAGGTCTGAACAATGCGGTTTACGGCCTGGTAAATTCTGCTGCAGATCAGGGGACCTCTGGATCTATGACCATAAGTGACGCACTCAGTAACCTGTCTCTGGCCGATCTGATGCTGATGCAGGATCCGTATGGCCGCGCCGTCGTCGCTGTGCTTATGGAGTTGGGGCCAGTCTGGGGGTATACGCCATGAAAGTCTGCCTGGGTGTCATTGATATGCCGTATGACTACGGTGACACGTCCGCCACCACATACGAGGTAGCCGAAGATCTTCAGGACAGATACCAGCTTTTTACCCATTTCTTCGAAACTCACAAAAAAGAGATTTGCGCAGAAGTGGGTGAGGCTTTGGCCTGGTCGCTTATCAATCACATTCAGCATGGAGCGCCTTTAACTCAGGGGGAATTGCTCGGGGAAACCATGCAGCAGTTCAACATTTTTCTCGAACAGGAAGAAATGGCGGGGCTGTCCATTGATGGCGTACCGACACAGGCGGCGCTTGAGGGGAAAAACTCTCGTCTGAAAATTGAGCGCGGCGAACGCCGGCCGTCGTTCATCGATGGCGGCCTGTTTAAATCCTCTTTTGTCGCATGGATAGGTAACGATGCCGAGTCTTGATGAAATTGCCGCGAATACCGGCACTCAACTCTCCAGCGTTCTCCAGTCAGCAGTCGAAACCATTTCTTCCGGACAGGAAATCACCTTTCGCCTCTACGTGCGACAGGTGCTTCCGCTCGATGGTTTTGTGTACTGGGTTAATGCCGAAATTATCACACCCGACGAGTTGGAACGTATGGGGATTGCTAACCCGCTCGTCACTACGATAAAGGGCAGTCTGCACAGGCAGGTCGTCACTGAGCAATCGGCAACGTCTTCCCGTGACGTGAATAACATCATCTTCACCCCAATTGCAAAGGCCGACGATTTCAACATTGAAGACCCTAACGCCATTTATCTTGGTGAATACGAAGGGACACAGTTTGCCTTTTCCCGGATGGAAAGCCGGTACACGCAATCGGGCATATTCCATTATCGCGGTATGGCAATCCTCCCGACTATGCGTTCGCAGATCATCGACAGCCCTGACGACATCAGTGACGAACAGGTTATATCGAACAGCACCCCAATCTGGCTTGCGCTGAAACAGTTCGCCACGGTCTACCCGTCCTTCCTGGTTCCTTCGAACCTGAAGCCGCCATACATCGCCGCCGACGTTCGAAATACGGTACCACTGCAAATGGCCTCCGCAGTGCGGGGCGATGCCCGTTACCAGCTTGCGCAGGATTCTGTCCGCGTGACGCTCTACGGTTTCAGCAACCAGATGGCATTGGACTTTGTTGACTATGTGGTGAACAAGGCGCTCGACGACGAGGAGTTCGGCGTAACTAACGTGCCGATCGTCAGCGACGCGAAATCAAATCAGGTGGAAATAAACGCGCTGGCGAAAAAGAAAATCGTGGATTTCGACGTGAATTATTACCAGGCCACGACGCGGGACATTTCGCTTCAACTTATCAGGGAAGTCATTTTTAACTACGAGGTCAGATAATGAGCTACAACATCGTTACTGTGAACGTCTCACAGACAATAGGCGCCACGCCGTCGAACTTGCAGCAGATGTCCGCGATCCTGTCATTCGGCGCGACGACGCAGGAACCCGGAAAACCCGTGTTGGTAACGCAAAATTCTGAAGTTGAAGACATTGTAAACATCCCCATTGAGTCTCTTGTCGCGGAACAAACTTCGTACGGCTCTGACGTCACCCTGACCATACCTGACGATATCAAGCTTGGAATGGAAGTCGATTTTGAGTTCGATATAACTGTTAGCGGCTGTTCGCCGTCTGCATGGAACGGGACGTTTACCGCCCAGGTATGGGATAAAAATACGCTGAAATACTCAATGCCGGGATCAACCGTAGATGGTTCTCCTCAAACTATAGGGCATTTAAATCTGCCTGGCAGCAGCGACCTTGTTACTGCAGTAAACGCGTTTTTTGCTCAGGGCAGTAGTGTCGGCGTATACGTGCTTGAGCTTGGCTTTAAGGGCAGCAATTTAAAAGAGGAGGTTTCTGCGCTTAAAGCGTATATGGAAGAGCCACTCAAACGTTTTTACGCTTATCTGGTTCCCTATTTATGGCGTGGCTACGCCGACTTCATTACCCTGGCGAAGCTATATACCTCAAACGAAGCGAAACAGTATTTCTTCGTTCTGGAGGACACGCCGGATGATACTAATTACGTGACGCCATACGCCGGTATCAAATCCATTATTGCGATGGCTGATGATACCTATCCGGTGACAAATGCTGCCGCTGCCGCAATGTGGAATTTTGTTTCTCCGTCACCCTCAGAGATCAACAAAGTGCCGCCCATGGCATTCCGCTACCTTCAGGCGGTAAACGCAAATAAGGCGAAAGCCAGCATTCTGACCACGATGGTTAAGCAAAACATCAACTACGTGGACACGGGTGCGGAGGGCGGTATTGCGAACACCATGCTGGTGAAGGGCGTCACCAGCGACGGTAACGATATGACCTACTGGTACAGCGTGGACTGGGTACAAATCAACGTCGATATGATGCTGGCGAATGCAGTCATCAACGGCAGCAATAATCCCATCAATCCGCTGTATTACAACCAGGACGGTATTGATCGTTTGCAACAGGTAGCGCAGGGCGTCTTCAACACTGGTGTTTCTTATGGCCTGGTGAACGGGCAAACCCCGGTCAATGCGGTACCGTTCAAAACCTACGTCAAAGACAACCCGAACGATTATGGAATTGGCCGCTACGCCGGGCTATCTGCCACCTACACCCCAATGCGCGGGTTCGTGGAAATCGTCTTCAACATTAACGTGACCATGCAGCTTTCTTAAGGAGTTGAACTGTGCCAAATCCAATGATCAATCCGGGCGTGTTGAACCGCGTCCGCGCCAGTGTGAAGTTCAACGACTATCCTGGCCTGAACGTATCGGCATCCTATCTTGCCAAAGAAGGGGTGGAGCTTTCGTTTCAGGGGAATATGACTGATTTTCTGCCGGCCATGACCGGCGCAGTGCAGTCTCCTCAGCCTTATATGATTATGCAGGCGAGGATCCACCTTCTTCGTAGCCAGGCGCTTTCGAAACAGTATAAAGCCCAGTGGGAACTTAACTCAGCAATCGGTGATGCGAAGGTTTATAGCGACAGTACGGTATTCGGTGATTTTGAACTGATGAATACGGCAATCACGAATGTCCAGGACATGACATTTGCCGGTGGTGATCCGGGGGTGGCCATCACCATCACAGGGACTTATTACATCAACTCGGAAATGTGGGATATCTGATGAAAATCTCTCGAAATATGCACCTTATTATTCCAGTGGAGACCGAGATCGGAACGGCCTATATCCATTCCGCGCCGATTTCAAAGGAGGTTTACCGGGAGCATTTCTTCGTTCTTAGCAAAACTTTCTCCGCCATTTTTTCCGAAGGTCTTGGCGTTGTTGCCGGGCCGAGAGTCGCTTATCTCATGCTTGAGCATATCTGCAAAAAGGATGAAATCTGGGAAGGGGCCACGGGAGTCCGTAACACGCTGGTAAATGAGATTATCCGGCTTTCTAATCTGGTATATCCGGTTGAAGGGAAAGGATGGGACACCAAGCCTCTCGAAGTCGCGTTGGAGCGTGAAATCGTTGAACTCGACGAAGTAATTGGCGAGCTCGTTTTTTTTACATGCGTCTCGTCGATAAACAAACCCGCTCAGGCTCAGGGGCTGATGAAAGAAGTCAATGGAATGTGGAACAGTCAAACCTCGTCCTTGAGTCTTACGGACTGGATGCGTTCATTGCCGACATTGAAGCCAGCCGCCAGTTCTGGCGAGACGGAGAGCACGTTATCAGCAGCGTCCTCGACTACACAGCAGCCGCAGGATTCTCCGAAATCTGGCTTGATACCGGGTTAAACCTGAAAACAGCAGCTCAGTTTCGTGAGCTGCTGAAATTCAAAACGCCTTGAGGGATCATTTATGGCAGGTGATCAACTACCCGTCCTGACTCTCGATATCGATGAGTCGAAAATTGCCGCGCTAAACGAAATTTCGGAGAAATTCAAAGCCGCCTTTTCAGTAGGCCCGGGCGGTATTCCGGTACCACAGACAGCGCCAACAACTTCCTCTCATGATTTTCCTGCGATCCCCCCAGCCCAACCGGGGGCAGGAGGAGATTCCAGTAAAAAGGGTGAGGATAGTGAATTTGATAAATTCCTCAAAAACCTGAATAAGGATGCGAAGGCATCCCTCAAGACTTTCGGCCTGATTAATAAAACTCTCGGTGTAACAACATCGACCCTGAAGGGGCTGTTTACCACTACGGTAAGCTGGGGTGCACGCCTCGCCGCGATTGGTGGAGGCGGGTTATTCGGTTATGGCTTTATGGCCCACCGCGCGACAGAGCAGTACAAATCATCTCAGGGGCTTGGCGTTTCGACCGGGGAAATGCAGGCGGCAAACAATGTGTATGGCAGCCGCTTTTCAAACACGGGTAACATACTGCAGGCGCTGGCGGCGGCACAGAATGACCCGACAAACCCGCAATATGCCGGGCTGATGAGCCTGGGCATTAACCCGCAGGACGGCGCGGCTGCGAACCTGCCTAAACTACTGGAGGGTGTTTCAAGCCTTCTTAAGCAGTACAAGGGCACCGGAGTATCTCAGGCTGTGCTGAAAGGATATGGCCTGGACGGAGTGATTGACGTTGCGACCGCTAATCAGGTGCTGGCAAACAGCGACAGGTTGCCGCAGCTTAATAAACAGTTCGCAGATCAGTCCCAACGGCTGGATCGTGATTTAGGCAGCGGTACACAGCAAAGCTATCAGGATCTTTCGGCAAGGTTTCTGGATAACGCCAGTCGGATCGGCAATACCTTCCTGAAGACGCTGGCGCGGCTCAATGGTCCCATCAGCCGTATCTCTGACAATCTGACCGCCAGTATTGAAAAATTTCTCAATGGCCGGAACGGGCAGGCACTTTTCGACACGCTGGCTAACGGCCTGGAAAAGCTCGGTAACTGGTTAGGCAGTGATGATTTTCAGCGTGATCTGGATAGTTTCTCTAAGGCAGTTAAACGTATCGCCCAAGCGATAGGTTCCGCTATCGACTGGCTGGCCGGCTACGGAATAAGGGCACCATCTTCGGTGGATGAGGCCCGAAGCCAAAGCAGTTTTGACGTCACCCGCACGAAGGAGGAACTCGCTAAAAAAGGCCAGACAGAAAAGCAGGCAGCCGAGGAAAATGCTTCTGGCCTTGGTTTCCTTCGGGCTATGGGGAATACGACGCTGGGGCTGCTTACGGGGGGAAATATCACCATCGACTCGATAGAGGAGCGATGGAAGTCCGGAGGATGGAATGGCTATAAGGACGATCTGGCTAAGACCGTCTCAGCTAAGAATGACGAAGCTGGCCTGCCGCGCGGATTACTGCCAGCTGTAGCCGATAAAGAGTCCTCATGGAATCCAAAAGCATTTAACAAGGGTTCCGGTGCAGCAGGGCTTTTCCAGTTTATTCCTGATACTGCGAACCGTTATGGGCTGACTGCTCAGGATCGATATGACCCGGAAAAATCTGCCAGCGCAGCCGCACAGTATTTTCAGGACAACCTCAAACGATACGGCGGTGATATTGCCAAATCTCTGGCCCAGTACAACGGCGGTAATGCTGCTGTAACGTCAGATGGAAACCTGAGCCTGAAAAAGGAAACCGTGGATTATCTGCTGAAAATCCTGCCGCAGGTACAGGGCGGGCTGGAGCAACATCCGGGGATCAGGCAGAAGCTGGAAACTGCCAGTAGCACACTGGCCCAGGGCGGAAAAAATGACCGGGCGACCATCGATCTCCAGATCGCGCAGGTACCAGGTTCTGATATTTCCGCGCAGGTGAAGGGGATCTACGTTACACCGAGGTAACCAATGGCATTAAATTATTTTGGTCAGGCGTTCAAACTGGCCTTTGAAATTTCCCCCATTTTGCTTGTTGATGGCATCGCCGCTTCCATACCGGGCGGCACGATGCCGATAGCTGTATTGACGGAAGGGGTGAGTATTGTTGACGGGCTACTGCATGGTGAGATTTCGGGTCAGTCGGCAGCGTTCTCACCAATGGCCGGTACAACGCTTATTCAGCAGGATGTAGGGAGCCTGAATTTCTTCAATATGGTGACGGCGGCCAACTCCGTGGTTAACCGTTCTAATCGGGTAGTGATGCAAATGATCCGCCCGGCATCAACGAAAGGCGGGGGTTATGCGGCAAAAAGCATCACGTTTACCGCGCTGAAGCTGGCGCTTGATCAGCACAATCAGAGCGGTGGTTACTATGTGGTAATGACGCCTGCATTCATTTACACGGGCTGCCTGTTGCGAACGATGATCGACGTGTCTGGTTTCTCAGAGCAGAACAAGCAGGTGCAGCACACCTGGCAACTGGAATTTGAACAGCCATTATTATCGATCTCCCAGGTTGATGCTGCACTTGGGAACCTCATGAGTAAATTTGAATCGGGCATGCCGCCAACCACTCCATCTTCAACGTTGTCCTGGAGCGGTAACGGCGACCTTATACCTGCAATTCCAAAATTTTAGGCCACTCAATGACAACCACGATTGCCTTTAACCCAGACGGGAAAACGCCATTTTCGTTTCAGGCGACCGTCGGCGGCGCTAAGTTATTCGCGACAGTGCCTTATAACCTCTATGCCAACCGGTATTACGTCAGGCTCACCGACGGGCAGGGGAGGATTGTCTCCTACGTGCCCTTGGTCGGCTCACCAGATGGATTCGATATCAATCTGGCGCTGCCGTTCGCACCGGGATCGCTTGTCTATCGCGTCAGCACCAACCAGTTCGAGGCTACCTGATGAAATATTACCGTCTGGAGATTACCGACAAAGATGGGAACACCCCTCTGGATGCAGCCGGTAATCCCATAGGTCCGTTTGATAGCTCTCTTTCGCCTGGTTCAGCGCTTCAGATCCAGTTTGATGCGCTCATTACAGGCTATGACGTGGTAATGAGCGGCACAAACATTGCGATATACGGTATTCCCGTAACGATGCTGAGAGAGAGTGCTCAACTTGCAGGATGTCAAATAAACCTTACCGCAGGGTTTACAGCAGGGCTACCGTTGGCAAACCCGAATCAGGCCGGACTCATTTTAAGTGGTCAGATCTACAACCCCTATGCAAACTGGATTGGAACGCATCAGTCTTTAAACTTCATTGTTAATCCGAGTCCATTACTAAACGATAAAGGGCAGGCGGCCAGTATCACCATAGACGGTAAGAAAGGGGAGAAATTAAGCGATGTTCTTTCCCGTGCACTGGCGATAGCCTACCCAGATTTCACTCTTGAAATATCAATTAGTGATTCGTTGGTTTTCCCTGAAGATGGCGTGGGCGTTTACAACCGTCTTACGCAGTTAGCAGCAACGATACGTAGCCAGTCGTTCTCTATGATAAACCGGGACGATTATACCGGGGTGCAAATGGTTATGCAGAACCGGACCATCAGGGTATTCGACAACACGCTTGGTGATGCCGGTGGGATTCAGATACTTCCGCAGGAATTGATAGGGCAGCCCACATGGATCGGTCCTGTAAGCGTTTCCTTCAAATGCCCGCTAAGAGCTGATTTGCGGTGCGGGGATATGGTTGAGTTGCCTCAAAATATCATTTCCGGGCCAGGTGCGTTGCTGGCCGTAAATTCTGAGCGTTCTTATTCATCGCTGAGAACGCAGGTCAATTTCACAGGCGCATTTCTCATAACTTCGGTGCGTCATGTGGGTGAATATTTGAACCCGGATAATTCAAATTCCTGGGTGACCATCTACGAGGCCGTCGCTCTGGCGAGAAACACAACATGAGCAATGCACAAAAATTCCCACTACTGAAAGCCCTAAATAACACCATTCATACGGCCAATGAAGACCGTACCGCGATAGAGGGACGGTCGCTGCCCTGCCATGTGGTCGGTGTCGACGGGCAGATCGTCACGGTACAGTTCGACATGCTGCCTGACGGTACACAGTACCCTCAGGTGACGATCCCGATAGCGACATTCGAATACATACGCTACCCGGTTCAAATCGGCGACAAAGGGGTTACCGTTGCCGCTGACGTATCGCTGAGAGGTATTTCTGGACTCGGCACCGGCATTGCAAGCCGTGCGCTAACACTCTCTCTGGTGCCATTATTTTTTGTCCCGCTCTCGAATAACGGGTGGACGAAAGAGGATCCTGACAAAATCGTGTTATACGGGCCTGACGGGGCGATCCTGAAAACTGCCGATGGTGCCAGCAGTATCACGGTCGAACCGGGAAAAATAACCGAAAAGGCTGATGCCATTTATCTCACGGCGAAAAACATCTACCTGGGCGGGGGCACCATTCATCTTAATGGCCCGATTCGCCAGGACGCTGGCGAGATGTCTGATACTTCAGCCAAATTTATCGGCCCTATGGATGTCACAAACGACGTTGTGGCAGGCGGCATCAGCCTCATGAACCACCCTCATGATGTTAAAAACGTCCAGAGCGGTGGCAGCACTATTGAGTCTGAAAAACCTAAAGCGGGGTGACAATGAGAACGTGGGGACGCGTTACAGATGCGAATGGCAATAAGACATGGGTGCCAGTTGAAACCGATGCGAACGGAGATTCGTCTTACGTGTGGCTGACCACACTGATCCAAACGCTAAAGCTTGGTCTGGGCGAGTCACCATTTTACGCGCAGTACGGTATTCCGGCGCAGCAGTCGATTGTCCAGCAGGTTTATCCAGATTATTACGTCAATATGATGCAACAGCAGTTTTCCGGTTATTTCGCGTCACTGGCTATTTCGAAGGTTGATGGGGCCGATAACCCCACCTACTCAATAGACGTAGTATTCCGCAACGGTGTCAGCTATCAGGAAAATGTCGCTGTCTAAAATGAAATGTGAACAACCCGCTCAGGCGGGTTTTTTTATGGAGTGAAAATGTCTGATTTACCCATAATCATGACCGAAGCAGGGGCACAGCCTACACCGCCAAAAACTCTGCTGGCCAACCTTATCAGCAGGGTCGCGCAAAAAGTCCCTGATTACACTGCGAACCTGCCGGCTGGTTTGATCACAGACCTCGCGAGTACGGCCACTGGTGCTATTGCGTTAATCGACCAGGCCCGTGTAGATCTCATTAACTCGGTGACGCCATACGGGGCCAACATTCCTTTGCTAATGCAGCTCGGTTCTACTTACGGAGTGCCTCAGGGGGAAGGAACGAACACTTCCGTTTACATCACTTTTTCCGGACCTCCGGGATTTGGCATACCGAAAGGATTTACCGTCGGAGACGGTAACAACCAGTATGCTGTTGTTCGTGACACTGTGATTCCGTCGAGCGGTCAAACCGAGCCTGTCTACAGCCTGGCAACGTCTCCGGGTTCATGGGCGGTACCGGAAGGTACGGTAACCCAGATAATCACATCGGTACCAAAGGGCTACTCGGTTACCTGTACAAACCTCACCGCCGGGCTGCCGGGTCTTGCTGAGCAATCCTGGGCATCATATCGCGGCCAGGTGATGCAATCAGGCATGAAAGCTGTGCAGGGTACCCCCGATTACTTCAGGGCCGTACTGGAGGAGGTGGAGGGCGTACAGGCAAGCCTGCTATCTTTCCGTCAGGCTTCACTGGGAAAATGGGTGGCTATTGTTGGCGGTGGCGATCCCTATGAAGTGGCCTATGCCATTTATAAAGCGGTGCCAGATATCTCTGTTCTGACGAACGATGTAAGTAACCCATCTGGCGGGGCGGAAGTCGAGAAAAAAACGATTCAGATTGACGTATACCCTGACTCATATCTGGTTCCGTTCGTTGTGCCAACGTCTCAAACCGCTGCCGTCTTCATCACCTGGAATACAGCTTCAACGAACTATATCGATCCGACCGGAATTTCCATGGCCGTGCAGCAGCCGGTTGCTGACTACATCAATGCCATTGCTACTGGAGAGCCAATAAACCTTCTCCAGATTCAGGAGATTTTTCTCGAAGCTGTGCAGGGGCTTGTGCCTCCATCGCTGGTATCGATGATCGATATTCAGGTCGGTATTAACGGGACAATCGTGCCGCCTGAGGACAAATCAAAGCTCGTATATGGCGATACCTACGGCTACTTCACCACGACGGCAGGGCAGATTCAGGTTGAAAAATATGGAAGCACCAGTTGATAAAATCATCCCATCCTATCCTTTCGTTCAGTACCGAGATGATCCAAATGTAGTTGCGTTCTTTGATGCCTATAACGAAATTGCTCAGGAGTACCTGGACGAAATTAACTCACTCAGCATTCCGTACTGGCCTTCTCCAGCGCTGTCGGGGAAATTGCTTGATTGGGTTGTTGAGGGGATCTACGGGGAAACCAGACCGTTGCTTCAGGTATCGCAGGATGCGATTGCGAAGGGGGCCTATAACACCATCGACTACAACACAATCCCATATGCTGGGTTGAAGAACTATATTCCCGGCGCAACAACGTATGTTGTGGACGATTATTTCAAACGCATACTCACCTGGAATTTCTATAAGGGTGATGGTGTGCAGTTTAATATCGACTGGCTTAAACGACGTATCGCACGCTTTTTACGTGGCCCAAATGGTATCGATCCGCCAGTTACGGATACCTTCGATATTTCAGTCATACCGACAAACGGCGTATTCGCAATTTTGCTCCCGAACTCCAACGATCCTGCGGGGCAGTTTCTCAAAGACGCGATTGAGCAGCGAATCGTAAAACTGCCGTTTATGTACAGTTTCACTATAGATTTTTCTAATTAATCTTTATCACTGGAAATGGTGAAAAAATGATACTGGGTTTTGGTAATAACGTAGTCTCTTCTCTGGCATCCGATATCACTGCCAGCCAAACTTCTTTCTCTGTACTGCCGGGAGACGGCCCACTATTTGCAGCGCTCCTGACTTCTGATTTCAGCAATAAATCCACCACATTAAAAAACTACGCAAAAATTACGCTCACCGACTCCGGCGAAACAGCGTTCGAGGTATGCCATCTGACGGCGGTAAATGGCGACACGCTTACCGTTATTCGCGGGCAGGAAGGTACGGCAGCAAAGGGATGGTCGTTGAAAGACGTAGTAGCAAACTTCGCCACTCGCGGCTCGGAAAATGCTTTCCCTCAGATCGCTCATATCCAGAGCGGCTTCTATACGTCTGGAACGGCCGGGGGTACCGCGAATGCGCTCACTCTCGAACTGCCAACCACTTTCTTCCTCAACGGTTCGGCTGACTGGGTGCTGAAAACCCCGATCGTCGTTTATCCATCTCAGAACAATACCGGCGCAGCTACGTTGCAACTGACAATGGGAGGACGGGTACTCGGTACGTTCCCATTATACAAGGGTAACAAAGCCGCGCTGGTTGCTAATGACATTCTTAAAGACGTCGCTCTGCTCTGTTTAATGGACAATACCAAGTCGTTTTTCAACGTGGCTAATCCAGGGGCTATTTATGCCGGGCTTGGCACTGCTGCATTTAGGGATGCTCAGACATCAAAAGATGATATTACTGACGGACGTGTTCTGGTTAATGGTAGTGCAGTTGCTGTACGCTCGGTTAAGGCGCTTGCAGGAGCAACAGGAAACAATGTTGCCGATGCCAATAACCTGCCCACAAACTCCGTAAGCTTCGTATATTCAACCGCTGGAAACTCACCGGGCATTACCGGTTCGTTAATGGACTTTTGCGGGCTAAATGGGAGTTATAATGTTCAGATAGCCGCCGCTTACAATGGTGCCGGTAATAATATTAAATTTCGTACCTTCAATGGCGACGCAGAAAAAAAATGGAATCCCTGGTACACCATTTATCATTCTGGTAATAAACCGACTGCTGTTGATGTTGGGGCGCTGCCGATAACTGGCGGAACACTGAAAGGTGCCCTTGCCGTTGTGCAAAATGGTCCAGGTGTAGCATTGCAGAGCAGTACCTCAGGTCAGGGGGTCTATTTAATAGGTAAAGATTATAACGGTACTAATACTTGGTACGCTGGGCGCGGTGGGTCTTCCTTCAACATATCTCTTTATAACTACAAGGGCGCAAATGGAATAAATCTTAATGAAGATGGTTCTATTGCTCTCAATCTTGCCAACGGGAAAACATTTACTGTTAACGGGCAAGTAGTACCATCTACTTATGCGAACTTTGACGCCCGTTATCAGCCGAAAGGGAATTATACCCCGGCAGGTCAGGCTTACACGAAAGCCGAGTCTGATGCGCGTTATCAAACAAAAGGTAATTATATTTCAGCTATGCGGTTAGGATCACAAGCGGGGGCTAACAACAATAACAGTGGATGGGCCATGGCTCCTGGTGGTGCGGTATTGACTGGCTCATATCAGGATGCAAATTATACGGCGATTTATTATCGTTACCCGCAGTATCAACTTAACGGTTCAGCTACATGGTATAATACAGGAGCAGCATAATGATAGCAGGAAAATTTACACAGTACATTCCGACGGATGAAAAGCTACAGAATGACGCTGGAGTTATCAAAGAAAAAACTGGATTGGATGTTATTTTCTTACGCGATAAAGAGGGCAATGATTGGTATGATGTGCAGTCGGAATTTGATCTGACTAAAATTAAAATAATGTATGACGATAACGGAATTATTCGTTCTTATTCAAGTGATGCCTCCTCGCTGAATCCTATTAATTCATTTGTCGCAGAGGTTGCAATCGAAGATTTCCCCTCAGGTATTGATATCCTAGGTGGCTGGCGATTCGATGGTGAAAAGATAATGCCAGTGGACATCGATATCGTCGCCCAAAACGAGGCAAAAAGGCAACGATTAATTGCAGAGGCAGCGGGGGTTATAGCGCCTCTTCAAGACGCAGTAGATCTGTCTATGGCGACGGACCAAGAGACCGCAAATTTACTCAATTGGAAAAGATACCGAGTTCTGCTGAACAGAGTTGATCCCAACGAACCTGACTGGCCGTTAAAACCAACCCTATAAAGGAGACCTACTTTTTCCTATAACGCACAATGGTATTGAGATACAAAGGTAAAAAAAGCACCTGAACTTTACGAGATGTTCTAAAATCCCAAAAAAATGTTAGTAAGGCGCGGCGTAGGGCTTTCTGTTCTGCGAGAGGAAATTTTGCGCCTTTATTTTTGACCAGCATGTATTTAATTAGATTGAAAATCCTTTGTGCTGTGGGGAATAGGGATTTTCTTCTATCTGAATTATCCTTTGCCAGCAATGAAATCGATTTGGCTGTATAAACCAAATCAATTAAATCTTTTTGCCTGAAAGTTTGTGTTATGCTTTTATTGTGATAACGATACCAAACTAATGACTTATTGATTCCATAAATAACTTTGCTATGTAAATAGATAGCCGGGATGGTACTCATATCTTCATAGAGTCGGCCTATGGGGAATTTAATATTATAATTATGAAATAGAGAGGTTTTATAAACTCTCGCCCACGGATACCATTTGCACCTCTTGAATGTTGGCATCAAATCTGCCACGGAACTTATTTTCACCTTTCCAGTGAAAACAGAAGAATCGATATGCTCTATTATATTTGTTATCTCACCATCGAATTGCTCGGCGTTAAACTCTATAATATCAATGCTTGAGTCATTTATCAGAGGTAACACTTCTTGCCAGAAATTAGAATGAAACAAATCATCGGAATCTAAAAAAGCAATATATTCGCCTTTTGCAATTTTTATTCCTGCGTTTCTTGCTGCGGAAAGACCAGCATTTTCTTGATGAATGACGGTGATATTATTTTTTTTATGTTTATGAATTGTACGATCAATAATATTAGCGCTGTCGTCTGCTGAACCATCATTTACTATTATCAGTTCAATGATTTGCGACATATAAGGCAGTATCGATTGCAGACATTCGGCAATGAAATCTCGCGAATTAAAACATGGAACTACAACGCTTAATTTTATTTCATTCATTCTCAACGATGCTCCATGGCTACCAGTTTATCCAATTTTTTAATGCTTTATTTTACCCTAGAGGGCATTAAAGTTAAACAACCTGAGGCTTCTTGGTCTTCACATCTGGGCATGTTAAGCAGAAAATCATCATTAAAAACAGAGCGGTAATTTTCACGACAAAAACAGGCCTTGATCTTAGTTAACACTAAAACTACTGTATTTATATACAGTTTTTCTAGGGGGGATTATGCCACGGCTATACGAAATTGAGGGGGCCTTTCGTGCCGCTATACAGATTGAACCGAACGGCCGGAGAACCGTCACTACAACAAAATTCGTCAGCGAACTAGGGAGAGTGAACTGGAACTGGTCACTGAAGGAGGCTAACACATGGATCGAGTGCTACGTGACGACGTTTAAAGACGTCACTGATCACGAAGGAGAAGATCGGACCTTCCAGCTTTTTAACCCGAACGGAGGTCTGTGATATGGGATTCCCATCACCTGCATTGGACTATGTTCAGCGTCAGCTTTCGCCCGTAGATTTATGCAATATGGGCGTAGACAGTAGGGTGCTTGAAACGGATGTTGGTTTTGCAGTTATCGAACCTGTGACAAGAAAGACTTCTGGCGACGTGCTATTGATACTGTGCGACGGGCATACGCAGTTTGCAAAATTAATGGGGCAGGCTCTTATCACCGACGATGGCGAAGCGATCGAGGGAGAGGCTCTTTCAGATGTAGAAGTACTGGGGCGAGTAACGTTTTTCATTAACCGAGCGATGGATGATGATTTGCCAGTTTAAAAGGGCATAATTCTTTCCCCAAAACTACCGCTAACTATATGTTGGGTAGGGATAAATTTAAGGCGTCTTGATGCTGGTTTTCGGCAATGGATTGGAGATATTTTATATATTTATCATGGTTTTAACATATTTTGAATCATATACTGCTCCGTCATATGGAATGGTTCGAAGCGGCAGACCTGATCGTTAAAGGTATGGAAGGCGCGATCAACGCGAAAACCGTAACGTACGATTTCGAACGTCTGATGGAAGGCGCTAAGCTGCTGAAATGTTCAGAGTTTGGCGACGCGATTATCGCGAACATGTAA